GATCTGGCTGCAGCCTTACTGGGTCGGCAAGCTGACAGATTCGGGATGAGACCCACCAATCCGTCATTCGGTCGTCGTATCGGCGACGCCTACCTGCCCCCGAAGGAGGCGGTTCATAATCTGGGTGACATTTCCAAGGATGGAAAACGATTCCCGTTCGGTCAGCCGGTTTATTCGACGGTCTACCGCGAAAACGTTACGAACAAGATGAACAACCTGAGCCCGGCCGATAAGGTGTACGTCGGAAGCGGTCTCGGTCTCGATCCGAATGTACCGGCGGCGGGTGGTTTCCAGCAGTTTTTCCGTGTGTCACCCAACAACATCAACGAGGAGAAGCTCACCACCCTCCCAGGCACGTGGGGTGGCCCAGTCAACCCAGTGGTGAAGAACGGAGGCACGACGATGGGCGAGATTACGCACCACGCCAAGGCCACCAAGGCGTGGAATCGCCCGCCGGCTCAGAATAGAGGCCAGGGACAGGGTGGCGCACTCACTGGTCCAGAAGGCCGTCCGGATTTCCAAAAGACTCGCCGCACGACGAGACGCCAAGAGACGGGTTACCGCGACGACACGCTCGGCGAAGGCGCGCCGGCATTCCACGTCGGCCAGGGGTACGACAGCACGCTCCTGAACAACAATATGACTCGTTGGTCTGAGAATCGTTCAAACCCAGATCGGGCCGGAAATCCAGGCCGCATGAACGTTCGCCAGGATCCCGTCGGCATGATTGGCGCAGGAACGACGACTCGTCTCGAGGCTGGTTCGCTGCCCATTCGTCCTGCTGATGGGTCGAAGAATTACCGGTACGTCGCCCCTCAGTATAACCGTCTGAACGTCAAGAAGGGTGCCGAAAACCGATTGGATCTCAACCTGGCCCGGGACGTCCGCTCGAACAATCCGATTGCTCAGCCAGCATTTTCTCAATACACGGCTGCGGCGTCGTCGTGAAAAAAAAGGTTGTCTGAATGATAAATGAGTGGTGGCATCGTTCAACTTGTTGCGGTCGGCGCTCAGGACGCCTACCTGACGAGCAAGCCCGAGGTCTCATTTTACCGGTCTTCGTACAAGCGTTACACGCACTTCGCCAACTCGGTTGAGCGTCAGCTCATCCAGGGCAAGCCCTCAGCCGGCGGCGTGTCTACGGTGCGTTTCGAGAAGAAGGGTGATCTGCTGTCCTATGTGTACTTTACTGCCCGTGATTCGACGGGTGCCACGGTCCCCAACCTGGAGTGGCCAGCCAAGATTATCGACAAGGTGGAGCTGCTCATCGGTGGTCAGGTGATTGACACTCAGGACTCCTTCTTCTCGACTCGCATCGAGCCAGTGACGGCGGCCGTGAACCTGAACCAGCGCATGCTGCCAGGTCAGGCAGGTACTGAGCCGGGGTACGACAAGAACTCGTTCTACGCGCTCAAGTTCTTCTTCTGCAAGGACTGGCAGTCGGCTCTGCCTCTGGTGGCTCTGCAGTATCACGACATCGAGATTCGGATCACGTGGGGCACCCTGGCCGGAACGGCCTCTCCTTCGTCGACCGCATTTAGCGATCTCCAGTACATCGTCTGGTCCAACTTCATCTACCTCGACCAGGGCGAGCGCGACTACTTTGCCAAGACGCAGCAGGACATGCTGATCACCCAGGTGCAGCGCCAGTTTGTGGCGCCCAGCTCCACGATGGAGCTGGCGTTCGCTCACCCCGTCAAGTACCTGGCGTTCCAGTCGAACAACTACGCAACCGTGTACGCCGGCGCCGCAACTGATGCGGCTGACCTGCAGTTCAAGACTCAGGTGAACGGCTCGGACATCGGTGATTCGCGCCACCTGGTCCAGTGGGTCGACACGAACCAGTACTACCACACGCAGTTCGGTTACGCACCCACGCTGACGTCGGTGAGCAACGTGGCAATCATCCCGTACTGCCTGGACACGTCCAAGCTTCAGCCGACCGGTACGCTCAACTTTTCGCGTATCGACACCTACCGCCTGATTACACCGTCGACCATCACCATGAACAACATCGTACGTAACAGCATCACGACCTTCGGTGGTGCAGTGAACACGAGCGTCTTTGTGTACGCAGTCAACTACAACGTGCTGCGCATCCAGAATGGTATGGGCGCACTCCTGTACTCATCTTAAAGACATGGTACTATAAAGTACCATATGTCGACGCCAGAATCTGTCACAGCCCGTTTTATCAAGGCATTCGTCGCGACGAACGAAAGTCACGTCATCTGGCTTCAGAAAATGACTTTGCTCGCCGAGACGATGGGGAATCCCAATGTTCAGCAGAAGATTGTCGACGAGATTAACGCCAACCCAATGAAAATCAAGCTCTCCCAACTCGAGGCGCTCGATTGGCCGCACATTCACTTTGTGCTCGCCATGGCGTATGCCAAGGCGGTACTCAAATGCGATGCTTACATCCCTACTCGTGATACATCGAGTTGAGTCGATCGACGTAAAACTCGATCGGGATCGTCAGTGACAAGAGTTCACCATTCAGCCTAAAAATCTCATCATTTTTGTCAATCGAACTCAGTGAAATCATGTCCAGATAGGCCGTGACGCAAAAGATGCGTAGGTCCTCGAATTCCAGGACTTGATTTCTATGAGATCATTTTCGTACGACGCGGTCGGTGTACCGCTTCCGTACAAAGAAAACACATTGTCGACGACCGACACGTTCGGCCACTCCTTCTGGCGAAGGACGTGCTTCTCGATCATTTCAGCCATGAAAGCCGCGTCGGACCTTCGCTTGAAGACGACCGTTGCCGTCTTCATCAGTTCATTATCCATATTCCATGCAAATACATTGTTCGGACTCGAGTGCAACGTGTACACCTTCCGGCTTCCGGCCCCGACCGTCACCTTGGGAGGTGGTCGCGTGAGTACGACCGACATATATTGTTCGCGCGTTGTTTTTCTAAATGCTTGCCGAAACACGGCCTGACTTATTCAGGCGATCGGCGACCGAGTCCGTCTCGGACTTGTAGCCTGCGTACGACCACGTGAGCGCGACATAGAGGGCTGTGGCCCCAAGTGCCAAAGCGAGTGCGTTCTTCATTTATGATACCCCGAGAAAATTAGTCTTCTGAGGAGAGACGGCTCCAAAAATCAAACACCCTCGGCGGCGCCTTGGGCTCGGGTTCCTTGGGCGGTTCGGCCTCGGGTTCCTTGGGTGGTTCGGCCTCGGGTTCCTTGGGCGGTTCGGCCTCGGGTTCCTTGTGTTCATCTTCGTACTTTTTCATCTCGTAGATGATTTCGATCATCGTGTACTTTTCACACAGTTCGTCAATGAGACTCGTGTCTCCTTCACGACCTTGTGCAGCCGCAAACATCTCGGCAAAGGCTCTTTTGGACTTTGTCATTTCTATGACCGAAGATAAAATGGCGTTTTATTCGACGCGTGAAGCGCCTTGGTAAAGTCGGGATTGTTGATCATGCACTCCCGGACCAGAATCCATAGATCATGGCGACCCGAAATGCCTTCGAGGGTGTCCCATATCATGGCTGTGTTCTCGTCATGGTTCTTCTTGAACGGCACCTGGGACGATTCCATCTTAACCTTTTCCTCGTTGAATCGCTGGATCATATACTTTTGTTCGATGGGTGTCATGGGGAGATCGAGGACGTAGACGTGGTAGACACTCACCGTGTCGGCGTCGGCCTCGGTGTCCCCTGGACCTTTATAATTGGTCGTGAATCGAAAGTAGGTGTAAGACCCGCTTTTCACGTCAATAAGTCCCCGGGTTTCTTCGTGCAACTCCCGGATTGCACAGCGTAAAGGATTGTACACCTCGCGGCGCCGGCATCCACCCGTCACAAAAGTCCACTCTTTGTATCGTCGATCATGCACGATGAGCATATGAGCTCGATCATTGATCATCGTCACTGGCACCGCTATCGCTTTGTGTCTCTCTCGTGGGTTCGGTGAATACATCTAATCTATGGTCATCAAAATATTTTGACATAGTTTGCGTACTTGGATTATACGTAATCAGGAAAAGCAAACCGATGAGCAACAACCATTTCCATATCTGCATTACTAAACGCTACGAAAATCCGACAAGACCAT